GACTCCCAAAAGTTCCCAAGTGGTGCGTGGTGTCGTGAGAAAGATTGGGTACTTATAGGAAGATATAGTGGAAATAGGTTCAAAGTGGAAGGACTTGAGGTTAGAATTATAAATGACGATAATATTATCTCAACAATCCTTGACCCGAAGGACATTTCATATGTATAACTTAGTAGAGAACAAGGAAAATTACTATGTCTGAAGATATTCGTGAAGACGATGACTTTGAAAATGGTGCATCTATAGATGTTGAAGACGATCAGGATCAAGACCAAGAAGAAGGTGTTGAAGTAAGTTCTGATGATGAAGAAGAAACCCGAACAAAAGTTCGTAAAAAATCTTCTGGAGATGATGAGCTAGAAAATTATAGCGAATCCGTACAACGTCGAATTAATCAATTAACAGCAAAACGTAAGCAAGCTTCTGAAGAAGCTCAAGCCGCTGTTCAGTATGCTCAAACAATTCAGCAAGAAAACGCTCAAATGAAACAGCGTTTACAGCAAATGAGTGCAGGGTATAACACAGAAGCTGAAGGTCGCTTGAAAGCTCAAGAAGCTCAAGCTACTCGCGCTTACGCAGAAGCAAGTGAGGCTGGCGACTATGATCGTGCGGCTAAAGCTCAACAAGCATTAGCACAAATAGCTGTAGCTAAAGATAAAGTTCAGGCTAGAAAAGCTAATGTCGATAGGCAAAGAGCGCAAGAGCAACAACCTGATCAGGTTCAGCAACAACAAGCTCCTCCACAAAGACAAGCTCCGGCTCAACGTGATCCGAAGTTAGAAAGTTGGTTAGATAAGAATAGTTGGTTTGGAACTGATCGAGTTATGACTCGTGCTGCTCAAGCTATTCATGAACAGTTAGTTTTAGAAGAGGATTTCGATCCTACGTCAAGCGATTATTATAAAGAAATTGATTCTCGTATGCGTAGAGAAATGCCTCAAAGGTTTAAGGAAACACGGTCCAACGCCCAGACTGTTGCTCCCACGTCCAATGGACGGTCTATAAAATCAGGGCGGAAAAAATCGGTTGAGTTATCACCGGGTCAAGTTGCTTTTGCGAAAAAAATGAGAATACCACTCGAAAAATATGCGCAAGAAGTAGCAAAATTAAACAAACGGAGTGAATAATCATGGGAAATGATCAAAACAGGAAGTCACGCGATGCAAATACGCGGGAACACTCAGAACGTGTTCAAGAATGGCGTCCGGGTTCAGCTTTGGAAGCTCCAGAGCCACCCATTGGTTTTAAACACCGCTGGATACGTGAATCTGTAATGGAATTCGACGATAAAACTAACGTACATAAAAAACGGCAAGAAGGTTGGGACCTCGTTCGCGCTGAGGAATATACCGATTATTATGGCCCTGTTGTAGACGAAGGAAGAAACGCTGGCATTATTGGTGTTGGTGGTCTTGTTCTCGCAAGAATCCCCGTCGAAGTAGCAGAGCAGCGGAGTAAACACTATCAAGGTGTATCACAAAATCAAATGGATGCAGTGGATCGTGATTGGATGCGTGAAAACAATCCAGCCATGCCTAAGCTAAATCCGCAACGTAAATCATCCGTTTCCTTTGGACAAAAAGGACGCGGAAACTCTGAAGGAGAGTAAAGATGTCTAATCAAGACGCTGCTTTCGGCCTTCGCCCTCTTAGAACTTCCACAAGTTCACAAAGACAAAATCGTTATCGTATTGCTTCTGGCTATGCTACAAGTATTTTCCAAGGTGACTTAGTTATAGTCGCTACTAATGGAACAATTACTCGTGCGCCAGCAGGTGCTACTAATCTGATTTTGGGCGTATTTAATGGCTGTTCATATGTAAACGCTAGTGGTGAAATAACATATTCTAACTACTGGCCTGCAAACGCAACTGGGACAGATATTTTCGCAAATGTCATTGATGACCCAAGTGCAACTTTCGAAATTCAAGCAGATGCGGCTATGCCTGTAACTGACTTGTTCGGAAACTTTGACATCGTTGATGCAACGGCAGGAAGTACCGTAAGTGGTAATTCTCGCACTGAGCTAGATGTTACAACAGGCGCGACGACTGCTGGTCTTCCGCTTAAAGCAATCGACATTTCTCAAGACCCTGAGAATAGCGATACTGCCACCGCGAACACTAATGTGATCGTAAAAATCAACAACCACCTGTTCAGTGCTGGCACTGCGGGTCTAGCATAAGGAGTCTGTGTAATGGCTATTTCACGTTCCCAGCTCGTCAAAGAGCTAGAACCGGGCCTCAACGCTCTGTTCGGTATGGAGTATGATCGCTATGAGGGCGAACATGCTGAAATCTTCGATACTGAATCTTCAGACCGTGCGTTTGAAGAAGAAGTAATGCTTGTAGGATTTGGGAATGCTCCCACAAAATCCGAAGGCGCAGGAGTCGATTTTGATAATGCAAATGAAGCATATACTGCTCGTTATTCACACGAAACAGTTGCGCTTGCATTCGCATTAACGGAAGAGGCAATCGAAGACAACTTGTATGACCGCTTAGGCGCTCGTTATACAAAAGCACTTGCGCGCTCAATGGCGCACACTAAGCAAGTCAAAGCTGCATCTGTATTAAACAATGCGTTTAATGCGGCTTTTGCAGGTGGTGACGGTGTTGAGCTTTGTTCAACAGCACACCCATTGTCAGGCGGCGGTACTTTCCGCAATGAGCCATCAACAGCAGCAGACCTTAACGAAACTTCGTTAGAAAACGCTCTGATTGACATCTCAACGTTTGTAGATGAACGCAACATGATTATTGCTCTTCGCGGAGCAAAAATGGTTATTCCACCACAACTGCAATTTGTTGCAGATCGCTTGTTGGAATCAACTTTACGTGTTGGCACAGCAGACAATGATCTTAACGCAGTAAAGAACATGGGTATGCTTCCAGAAGGTTACACTGTAAACCATTTCTTGACAGACCCAGATGCGTTTTTCATTAAAACTGATGCACCTAACGGATTTAAGCACTTTGAGCGTTCGCCTATGCGCACGAACATGGAAGCTGACTTCGATACAGGTAACATGCGTTTCAAAGCGCGTGAGCGTTACAGCTTTGGCTATTCTGACCCACGTTGTGTATTCGGTTCTCCGGGCGCATAATAATAAGTCTTTTAGTTTTGACAGGGGCGACTTCGGTTGCCCCTTTCTTTTTGTAAAAACTTCGTGTATCTTGTAATTGAACAATGATGTTCAAACAATTTTATATATTCCTGTATTTTGCAAATATAGGAAGTTGACCTCGGACACGAGAGGAGAAAAACATGGCAACTACACATTTTTCAGGACCAGTGCAATCAACTAACGGCTTTGAAGTACCAGTTGTAACAACTGCTAATCTTCCAGCTTTTGCTGATACAACTGTTGGCACTGTTTACATCGTCAGCGACAATGGTGCAGGCAATGATGAATATTGCTTAGTAATCAATACAGGAGCCGCTTGGGTTACTGCTGTTGGTGCCGCATTATCATAATAGGAGGCTTACATGGCAGGTCCAGTACAGGCATATAATTGGGCGCAGGGAACATCTGCGGCTGTTGTTGGCCCTGCTCGTTCACGCATTCGTCAAATTGTAATTTACGCAGCAGCCGCTGGCGCTTTTACGATTAAAAACGGAAGCGGTTCGGGCGAAACTCTGATTACGCAAACATTTCCAGTGGGAATCCATCACTTAAATATTCCGGGTGATGGTATTTTGGCTAGTAGTGGTTCGTATGTTAGTGCTTTCACAGGTTCCAGTAACGAATTGACAATCTTTTTGTCATAAATTTAAAATATGGCAGGAGAATTAATATTTCTCCTGTCTACTCTTTAATAATAATTTTTTACCAATAGGTGAGATATGCCTCGTAAGAAAGAAAATACTATAAGAAAAACCACTGGCAAAGGCGGTAACTACCGCAAGACAAAAGCTGGTGCAGGCATGACTAAAAAGGGCGTTGCCGCTTATCGTAAGAAAAACCCCGGCTCTAAGCTTAAAACTGCTGTTACTGGCAAGGTTAAAAAGGGTAGTGCCGCCGCTAAACGCCGTAAATCTTATTGCGCACGTTCAGCAGGACAAATGAAACAATTTCCAAAAGCTGCAAAAGACCCGAATAGTCGATTGCGACAAGCTAGAAAAAGGTGGAAGTGCTAAATGGCTATGAGCCGTTCACAGATGGGGCAACAAGTTACTAAATCGCCCATGAAAAGGAAGAAGAATGCCAAAAGACGCGTGCTACAAAAAGGTAAAAGCAAGGTACAAGGTGTTTCCAAGCGCATACGCAAGCGGAGCAATCGCTAAGTGTAGAAAAAAAGGCGCTAAAAACTGGGGAAACAGCAAGAAAAAGCCTGTTAAGAAGGCTATGGGTGGCGTTATTGAGCCATCTAATGAGTTTCGCAAACGTCCAGTACGTCGAATGATTAGCGGTGGAGCTGTAGCAAATGGTTGCGGTAAAGTTTTGTCAAATAGAAGAAAAGTTACAAAGTATTCATAATGGCTGTTAGAAAAACAAAAAAAGGTGCTGCTTTAAAGCGTTGGTTTAAAGAAGACTGGAAAGATGTTAAAACAGGTAAGCCTTGTGGTCGTAAAAAAGGTGAAAAACGCGCAACTCCTTATTGTCGCCCCACTAAGCGCGTAAGCTCTAAGACACCAAAAACAAGATCAGAGATGACAGCGAGCGAAAAGCGTAGTAGAGTAGCCCAAAAGAAGCGTATTGGTCAACCTGCGGGCAAGCCTCGTAGAGTAAAGGCTTTAAAAAGGAAAAAGAAATGACTGTATCAGGCTCTAAGGACTTTGAATTAGACGTAGCAGACTATATTGAGGAAGCTTTTGAGCGATGTGGCTTAGAGGTTCGTACTGGATATGATTTAAAGACTGCAAAGCGCTCTATGAACCTAATGTTTGCTGATTGGGCGAATAGAGGCTTAAATCAATGGACTATAGCACAAAGAAACTTCACAGTTACTCAAGGAGACGGTGATCAGCCTCTTGGAACTGACGTAATTGACATATTATCTTTAGTTATACGTCGAGATGGAACAGATTATGCCTTAAATCGCATAAGTAGAGACGAATACCTCAATATTCCAACAAAATCTACAGTTGCAAGGCCAACACAGTTTTTTGTTGATAGACAGATAAATCCAGTACTTCAAATGTGGCCTTTGCCTGATAATAGCACTGATGTGGTGTATTATGACGCTTTAGTACGCATGGATGACGCTGATACTTACACTAATACAGCGCAAGTTCCCTTCCGTTTTTACCCTGCTTTAGCCGCTGGATTAGCCTATTATATATCTATGAAACGCGCCCCAGATCGCTCACAGATGCTAAAAGCGGTGTATGAAGAAGAAATAAACCGTGCAATGGACGAAGATAGAGATAGAGCGTCCTTCCGTGTGGCTCCAGATTTAAGGAGCTATGGCTATGTCTAAATATGCCACTGGAAAATGGGCATATGGTATATCTGACCGTTCTGGCTTCCGTTATCGCTTGCGAGACATGCGAAAAGAGTGGAATGGTTTATTGGTTGGCAAGGATGAATGGGAAGAAAAACAACCTCAATTAGAGCCATTACGAGCTACTCCAGACCCACAAGCGTTGCGAAATCCACGTCCTGAACAGAACGTTGCGCAACAAGACAATATACAATGGGGATGGAATCCAGTAGGAATGGCATACGATGGGGGTTTAACCCCTAATAATTTAGTTGCTACTGGTGTAGTAGGTGGAGTTACGGTGACAATATCATGAGTTTTACATACGCAGAAATGAAAACAGCAATTCAAGACTACACTGAGAACACAGAAACAACTTTTGTGAATAATATCAATGTATTTATCAAGAATGCAGAAGAACGTATCTTAAAAATAGCTCAATTAGAAGTTCTTAGGAAGAATAAGACAGGTAATCTAACAGCATACGCTACAGATGCAAATAATGCTCAATATCTTGCTTTACCAAGCGACTATCTGGCTCCATTTAGCCTTTCTTATACAGCTAACAATTCAAAAGAATTTGTAATGTTTAAAGATGTGAATTTTGTTCAGTCTTTTAATCCTAATAAATCTACAACTGGTAGGCCTCGTTATTATGCTCAATTCGACATAAATAACTTTATACTAGCTCCTAGCCCAGATCAGGCATATGAAGTAGAGCTACATTACTTCTACAGGCCGCCAAGTCTAACGTCTGTAGGCGATAACAATACTACATGGTTAAGTACAAACGCTTCTGTGGCTTTATTGTATGGAACTCTTATCGAGGCTTATACATTTATGAAGGGTGAGGCTGATTTAGTAGCAAACTATACTCAGCGGTTTACTGAAGCTATGTCTAGGGTCAAAAACTTTGGTGAATCTCAAGAAGTTACCGATGCTTATCGCACAGGTTTAATTATGAGAGAAAAAACATGACAATTGGCGTAAATAATTATAATATACTAACATTAGATTCATAAGGAGATTATGACATGGCCTTTTCAGGTAATTTTATGTGTACGAGCTTTAAGAAAGAGCTTCTTGAGGCCGTGCATAACTTTAAAAACTCAGGTGGAGACACCTTTAAGATAGCTCTATATACAAATAGTGCTTCTTTTGATGCTACAACTACAGCTTATACTACTTCTAATGAAGTTACAGGCACCAACTATACGGCAGGTGGAAATACACTAACTCGTGTTGATCCGACAAGTTCAGGAACTACAGCGTTTACTGATTTTGCAGATACAACTTGGGCTTCATCTACTATAACTGCTCGTGGTGCTATGATATACAATGATACAGCAGCAGGAAATCCAGCAGTTGTGATCTTGGACTTTGGTTCAGATAAAACATCTACAAATGGTGATTTTACAGTTGTATTCCCAGCAGCAGACGCAAGTAACGCGATTATTCGCATCGCATAAGGAGTAACATCCGATGGCGACAATAACGGGATGGGGTCGAGGTTCTTGGTCTGAAG